CCACCATCAGTTCTAAATGCTCTACGTTGCGAGCTTTAGTTGCAGTCCATTCGTCTGCTTCCATGCCTTCTGGCTTACCTGCATTTAATAAATCAACGCTATGACCCATTGCTGTGTAGTGTTTTGCTATTTCTTCTTTAGTTATTTCAAGCATTTTATTCCCCTTAACAAGCCATCAATACGCATGGCACTACATACGAGCCATCATCGTATGTATGACTTTTATTTGTTGATGTTACTTTTGCTATTGTTTTGCTTCGAACAATATCATCGCCTTGTGGTTTAGCTGTGCCATCACCTGCTGACATTAGTAAATCACCTCTGGCAACCGTTGTATCTTGAGCAATACGAATCACCATATCGCCTGTCATTGCTACGTTCATATCGTTATAGTCATCAGACTCATCCCAATTAACAAAAACCCCTGCTACATTAGGATCACCTTCAATAGATGAAACTGCCATACAGTTTAACTGTTCGTTATCTTCTGTATACGCATCTCTAACATCATCAGCTGTAGCTATAGCAGTTCTACCAAGATCGTTTGTGAACTCTTCACCCTCAACCACAGCATTATGTGACCAAACAACCATTTCGTTTAAGTTAGTCATAACAGTTCCTTTAACAATACTGGTGTCTTTATTGTTAGACGTTAATCTTGACCAACGTGATAAATGACCACCATTATATGAAACAGTAGTTCCAGAAACCGATATAGTTCCCTCAGTAGTATTTTCATGGGCAAGTTCTACAATAGTTCCGTCTGATCCTTTTGCGTTTAAATAAAGTACACGTCCATTGCTAGTGTCGCACGTTATGTAAGTGTCACCATCTGCTTCACATTCAAAACCAGTAGCAGCAGAGGAGGAAGCAACTTTATTTATTCTGAAAGTACCATTTTGATCAATAGACGCTCTAGGATTACCATCCCCATCCGACAACACGATAAAGTTGCTTGAGGTACGGATATCTAAACTGTGTTGGTTGCCGTCAAAAGGTCCAAGGATTGTGTTTAGGGAGCCTGTTGTAATTTTTTGTCCTGCGCCATTTCCTGCACCAGTTGAAGCTCCACCAATAAGAGTATTACTTGCCCCAGTAGTTAAAGACTGCCCCGCGTTAACTCCAAACAAATTATTTCTTGCGCCAGTAGTTATGTTTTCCCCTGCTTGATAACCAACGCATGTTGATAGATCAGCAGTAGTAGCATCACTCATAGCCGTGTAACCAATCGCGACATTTCCACCACCAGTAGTTAAAGCATCTCCTGCAAGCGCACCTATAAGGGTACTACGATCAGCAGTTGTTATTGCCCCTCCTGCCAATAAACCAACAGCAGTGTTTCTAGCATCACCAGTACCACCTACATTCTGCACTCCAAGTGCTAATTCACCTACTGCTGTATTACCATTACTAGATGTTTCTGCTGATAAAGCAGATTTACCAATAGCAACATTTGAGTTAGATGTTGTGATAGCATCTCCTGCTAGAGCACCAATAAAAGTATTGTGGTTTCCTGTTGTGACTGAGTTTCCTGCCGCTTGCCCAACAGCTACATTGTAAGAATCTGTGGCTGTGGTAAAATTTTGACTAGATAATGCTCCAGTACCTATTGCAACATTTTTATTTCCTAAAGTATCTGAAGTTAAAGCTCCATAACCCAACCCAACATTGTCATCACCATCCGTCAAAGCATCACCTGCAAAACCACCAATTAGAGTGTTGAAGGCACCTGTTGTAACTGCTATTCCTGCATTATAACCTATAGCGACATTGTAAGGACTAGTAGCAGTTGTGTTGTTTTGAACTTTAAGAGCATTTTCACCTATAGCGACATTTCTACTACCCTGCGTTTCAGCACCTAGAGCACCGACTCCCAATGCAATGTTACTTTCAGCAACAGTTAAAGCATCACCTGCTAAACCACCTATAAGAGTATTTTGTATACCCGTCGTTAATGATACCCCTGCATTATAACCTACACCCACATTATAAGAGTTGGTAGCAGTAGTAAAGTTTTGACTGTGTAAAGCAAACTGCCCAACAGCAACTGCTCTACTGCCTTTAGTATCAGTACTTAATGTGCTATAACCTACTGCTACATTTGAATCAGCATCTGTAAGTGCATCACCTGCTAGACCGCCAATAAGGGTATTTTGCACACCTGTTGTGACATCATTACCTGCATTATTTCCGACAGCAGTATTATAAGAGTTGGTAGCAGTAGTAAAGTTTTGGCTTTCAAGCGCACCATGACCTATAGCTACCGAAGCACTCCCTAAAGTATCTGCTCCTAAAGCTTTTGAACCAACTGCAATGTTAAAGTCGGCATCTGTTAATGCATCACCTGCAAAAGCACCGATTAAAACATTTCTAATACCTGTAGTAACAGATAACCCTGCGTCTACACCTACAGCAGTATTATATCCTTCTACTCCTGCATTAAGAGTTTTTAATGCTCTATAACCAATAGCTGTATTGTTACCATTAGCGTCCTCTGTTGATAAAGCTTCAAAACCTACAGCAACATTATTGTCACCTGTAGTCAAAGCAGTACCCGCTTCATCACCCAAGACCACGTTGTAATTACCGCCAGAGGTGATAGAGTCCCCTGCATTAATGCCAAGACGTAAGTTAGATGTACCTGCTGTTTGTGTGCTTAACGCTCCTACATTAAGAGAAGCAAAAGCATCAACGACCGCAGCACCTGACCCTGCCCCATCTAGATAAACAGCCTTAACCTCGCCGTTAGGAATTGTTACATTAGCACCAGAACCTTGACTAATAATAATGTTATATGGACCAGAACTCCCACTATCTGTAGTAGCGTTTTCAATAAAGTGCATTCTTGATATAGTATTAGGACCAATCGTAATTGTACAATCAGAGTCTAATGCTCCTGTATATTTTATATACATGGAACGAGCAGGATCGGTTGCCCCATCCGCTACTGTAGAAGCATGAGTATCTGCATTTGTTGTGATCGCTTCAGTTCCAAAACTGAGACCTTCAGCAATTAACTCTAAGTTCGTGTTAGTTGTATCTCCCCACGTTCCTGACTGTTCGCCCGAACCGATTTCTTCTAACCTTAAATCGTTTGTGTATACGCTTGCCATATTTTATTTCCTTACGCTGCTATATCTATCCAAGAAGGAACTTGGAGAGGTGGTGCTGTACTGCCACCAATAGTATTAAAATTAGGAGTTTGACTAGGTGTTACTATGTTAAAATTAGGAGTTTGACTAGGTACAACAAGACCCCAAACGAGCACCTGCCCCATAGATGTTGTAGCACTTAGTCCTGTAACTTCAACTTTAGAACCTAAGTCTATTGTTACAGACTCTATAACAGTTGTAATTTCTGGAGTGGATGCAGGGAGTTCAACATTTGCTGTTCCTGTTATTCCTAACGCAGCGCTATTAACTGAAGCAGTAGCACTTACTCCAACATTTGTCTCAAAGGTATTACCTAAAGCAGTGGTGCCTGACAAACCAGTGACAGTTATATTTGCATCGCCTTCAACTGTAGAAGAGCCAACACTACCTGTTGCATTAACTCCTACATTAGTTTCAAAGGTATTGCCTACTGCAGATGTTCCTGCGATTCCTGTGACTGAAATACTTGAATCAGCAGTAATAGAGGTAGAACCTATCGCACCTGTACCTGACAAACCAGTAACAGATACATTCGCAAACCCTGTAATCGTAGAAGACCCGACACTACCTGTACCGCTCACTCCTACATTTGTTTCAAATGTATTACCTATCGCAGATGTCGCTGCAACTCCTGTAACTTCTTGACTAATGGTAATTGATACAGAATTGATAGAACCTGTTGCACTAGGAAAAGCACCCCCACCATTCCAAGTGTCGGTATTCCAAGCAGTTAGAGGGCTATTCCATGATTTATTGAATGCAACAGTTGTTGTCATTAAGCTATCCTAATTATAGCATTACTCGCATCAGCTGTAGGGAAAACTATTGTAAAATCGCCAGAGCTTGCTGCTTTATCTGCTCCAAAATCTAACACAGCTACCGAAGGATCGCCTGTTGCTGTTTCATTAAATATTAAAGCTCCTCTTACTGAAGAGATTGTTACATTGCTAAATACTTCATCAGCAAAATCAACTAATGCTGTTGTTCCACTAGCTGTAGGTGTCACAGGATTCAAAGCTTGTCCTTTAGCGGAATAGTTAGTCCCACTAATTTCATTACTAGAAGTGTACGCTGTTGTTGCGGCTGTAAATGAAGCACTATTGTCATACAATGCGATGTTGAAAGTATTACCTGTTGTAGCAGTAAAGTTGTGAACACCTTTTAAAAGTTCTGTTTTAAAAGAAGTACACAGAAAGTTTCCCGTGAAAGCCATTACATTCTCCTTATATATTCTGCAAGTTTCGGGTTTCCAGAATCTTTTATTGCATTGTATACAGTAGTTCTATCACTTTTAATAGCTTGTTTCATGTATAACGCAATAATCGTTTCCATTTCTTTGCGATAAGCATGAGCTTGATCACGTATTGCAGGGTGAGAATTGTCAGATATACCGATTATTTTATCAACACATCTTTTTGCTGTTTCCTCTGGAGTAAACCCCCTGTTGTTTGTAGTTTCAACCGTAACAGAAAAGTTATTTGACATACCTAACGATTCTGTAAACATTATGTCCTAGCCTTTCTTAGTGATCCTGATAGGTATTCATCTGTCACTTCTTTAGCTTCGCCTAAATTTTTAAGTCTTGCGAGAGCTTCCGCAAAACGAGAGTTATACATATTCATGACGTCTTGTTCGCCTTTCATATAAGTATAACATTCAATTAAAGCTGCGTAAAGTAGAGCAAGTTCACCGTTTTCACTAACCCAAGAAAGAGTAGAGTCCGAGCCTATGCTAGATATTACTCCTGTAGCTCCACTAGAACTTCCTGTGATTGTTTCACCTACAGTAAAATCACCACTAGGGATCCCAACAGTAAGTGTGGTAGAACTAGGCACAGCGCTGACATCACTTGTTTCTCCACTTGTACCTCCTGTTATTGTATCACTTGTTGTGAAAGTACCCACAACAGAAGTCAAAGTTAGTGTAAACTTGCTATCTGTTAAACTTGTAGGACGATAAAAATAACTCATCTCAACAGCATAATTACTATCAGGAGTAGGGGCTAAAATAAAATTATCTACATCAAACTGTGCGTAATATTTAGGTGTTCCTGTAGTTGACGCATTAGGGTTATATGACATTACAAACTCTAATTCTTTAAATTGCAAAAACTCATCATTACTGCTATTTGTAAGTAATAATGAATTAGAGGCTAAAAAATCTGTAGGACAAGCTAAGTATTGATTACTTGCAGTCATAGTTCCTGTGGCGTTTTTTTCAAAAACATTTAAATCTACTGCTTTCAGTATACGCTCTTCTGCAAGCCTAATAAACATAGGCAGGTTTGATACAAAAGAAACTTCATCGTTTTGAGTATAATCTTTTAAAGCTTGTTTTAAAGTCGTGTATGTAAAACTCATGTTGTAACCTCTACTTTTCCTACAGAGCTAATTCCTTGTATTGACGTATTCGTAAAAAGAGGAAATGTGTTTTGACCTACAAGTATGTCCAGAGGCTCTTTTCTATCTGGACGAGGATACCGCAAAGCTTCTGGCTCAAAAGGCACAGGATGTGGCTCTAGTTGAGGATGTTTTTCTTCAAAACACTCAGGGCATACTCTTAAACCGTTCCATTCTTCTCGTAATGAGATGTAATCATATTGTTGACCACATCGGTCACATAAAGCTAAAGCATATTGTCCTGTTGCAAATTTCATCTTATCAACGTGTAATAATCTCTACTAGGCGTTAGTGTTAAACTAGCTCGGTCACGATCTTCCGCAGCAGCTCGTTCAAATTCTTCTTCATATACAGCTTTTAATAGTTGCACACGATTAGGTGCTTTTTTCAAACTGATATAGTAAGCTAGTCCTGCAGCTAAACATGGATAAAATCTAAATGGCACATCTACTGTATTCTGTGGGTTATCTGCATCATCAATTCTTACAAGTCTATCAAAAACAAGAGTGTATGTTGTTGCATCAGGAGTTCCCCATAATTTCAAAATAGGTGTGATTTGTCTATCTACATAAAACTGAGAAGGTCGTGCTGTTGTTCGTTTGCTCGGAATATTTATATAAGTATCACGACTTATTCTACTTATAGAAGTATCTGATTGAGTAGAAGCACCTGCATTTTGTCTTATAACAGCAGACAGAATATCTATGGTACTTCTTACATTAGTAAAATCAACAGCAGCCGTAACGGTAGTGGTCGCACTGCTCGTACCACCTGTAATTGTTTCTGCAGCAACAAAAGTCCCAGAGGGAATAGTTATAGCAATAACTGTAGATGAAGTAACGCTTGTTATAGATGCAGTTGCACCGCTCGTACCACCTGTGATTGTTTCACCAACAGTAAAAGAACCACTAGCTCCTACAGTCATAGTTAAAATTCCTGCAGGATAATTAGCAATATCTGTAACTAAAGGTAAAGATACCTGCTCAATAGTCCAACGGTTTAGTCCTCGATTTGCCCAGTCTGCAAAAAGTAAATTTAAAGAACGTCTTGCTGTTTTTAAATCATATCCTGTAGATACAATTAAACCACAACGCTCAAACGCTTCTTCAATATACTCTGCTACATCTGGTTCAAAATCAACTGATCCTGAAACTGCCATAACTTATCCTCTAACTGTAAGGTCCTTTAATAACCTTACCGCCCATTTTCATACCTTTGGGTTTCATCATTTTTCCACCCATTTTCATACCTTTGGGTTTCATCATTTTTCCACCGTTCTTCATGCCTTTAGGCTTCATCGCCTTACCGCCCATTTTCATACCTTTAGGCTTCTTTTTCATTTTTTTCATTTTTCTCTCCTCGTTAATGAGTTTAAAATCTCCCGCATCAATTTTGCCGTTTTTATTACGGTCTAACTTTTTTTGTTTTCCAACAAGCTTTTTAGCCATCATTATCCTCCTGATTATAAAGATTGTCAAAAACCCTATTCACATCTAGTGTATAGTCTAAATCAGACTTTGAATAGTGTATATGTTGAGATGGTCTAAAATCAGGAGCTCCTTCACCTGTTGCAAACCAAGCAGGATGAGTTACTCTCACTCTGTTATTAGGTAATGCAACAATATTACCTGTCCATTCTCCTGCTTCTAAAAGCTGTAGAACATGACTTTGTTTGTGTTGTGCAGGATCATCTGCAATTTCGCTATTAGTATAATCCACAGTAAACAAATATTTTGCAGGGAAAAACTCGCCGTTAATTTTTGCCAACCAAGGACAAGGAGTTGTTCTTTCCATCACATAAACAGAATGATAATGTGAGGCACAATCCCAAGGCTGAGCATCATATGTTTCCATAGGGTCAGGCCATTCTTCAAGGGGGATATCTGCAACTAGTGCTGTGATAGGCATTCTAGCCCACATTGCCCCACCATGCACAGTATCTTCTGGTTCACCTTCTGCTTCACAACCAGTAAATATAACTTGAAAACTAAGTGACCGATTTGGTATTGTAGTTACGGCAATAACCATAGCATGAAGAAACTCACCATGATATTTTTCATGGTTATGAGTATACTCACGACGCACCCAAGCCTTAAAATAAGGGATGTTACTTTGTAAGTAACTCATTTTTTAGTGCTCTTCTTTTTACCCTTCAGTAAGTCAGCATCTGCTTTTCTAGCCCCACCTTTACCAGTTACGAAACTTTTCACTCTTCCCATTGCCCACGCATGAGCAGAAGTCTTAGGTCTACTTCCAGAGGAATAATATGCACCAAGACCTCTTTTATAAACTGAGTTTAATTTAGAGGTAGAAAATTTTCCCGCTCCAGGAATAGAAGAATATTTACCACCTTTTTTCTTGGGTTTTGTTTCTGCCATTAGCTCTTACTCCGTTGTTTACTAATTTTATCCATCATAGCAGGAGTTAACTTCCCTTGTTTATAAAGACGAGCAGTCCTTTTTATTTCTGCTTCTCTTGCTTTAGGGTTTTTTGCACCTCTCACATATACTTTAGGAACACCTTTTTTAGTTTTAGGAACTTTTTTAAACTTTCTTGGCACTAGTTTTTCTCGCATCTCTTAAGTTAGCTTTTGTTGGAGCACCTTTAGATCCAGGTTTTCTCATTCTTTCGCCAGATCCCGCTTTTATCCGTTTTCTTTTAGCGTGAATGTTAGCCCATAAACCTTTTTTCTTCATGGCTATCCTCTATTTTAGTTTTTTCATAAATGCGGGTGTCTTGCCTTGTAACATTTGCAAAATTGCTCTTTTTTGTTGAGCTTCACTCATTTCTTTCATCATGCCTTTTGCCCTAGCTGCTGATACTGCGGTTCGAGCAGACTTGGTAGGTTTACTAGGTTTACTAGGTTTCTTTTGAAAACCTCTCGGTCCTGCTCTTCTCACAGGTTTTTTCGCACGTCCTTCCATGATTTGCTCCTTCATTTGACCACGACTAATTGCCATCTAACAATCCCACGCTCTACGCGACCAGTAGTTA